ACCTTCAAAAAAATAGTTCTTGACTTTTAACTCACTTTTCCGTATAATATATTTAACTTTTTGGAGAACTCAAAATGCTGAGAAAAATTGTACCTCCCGCAGACTGTCCGTCTTGTGGTAGTACACTTGTATCTTCAAATCAGCTACTGTACTGCCACAACTTTAACTGTGCAGCACAGAAACAAAAGAAGATCGAGCATTTTGCAAAAACTCTAAAAATTAAGGGCCTGGGCCCTGCCACCATCGAGAAGCTAGATATACAGGATTTTGACGAGATTTATTTGTATAGTGTTGAAGCACTCTGCCAAAAATTAGGCGATAAACTTGGTACGAAGTTGTATCAAGAAATCTGTAATTCTGCTTCAGCTCCTCTCGATATGGTACTACCCGCTTTTGGTATTCCCCTTATCGGAAAAACGGCAACAAAGAAGCTGTCTGAGACTATTAACTCAATTATTGAAATAAATACAGACACTTGTGAGCGTGCCGGATTAGGCCCAAAAGCAACTGAGAGTCTATGCAACTGGTTGGACCGTGAATTTTATTGTTTCTATGATGGGTGTTTACCTTTTGATATGAAATTTAAGACGAAAAGTTTTAGCGAACATTTAGCAGATGCTACTGTATGTATCAGTGGTCGGCTAAAAAGTTTTAAAACAAAAGCGGAAGCTACAGATAAATTAGCCAATCTTGGCTATACTGTTAAGTCTAGTCTAACTAAAGATGTAACGATTCTTATTAACGAGAGTGGTATTGACTCGGCAAAAACTAAACAAGCCAGAGACGCTGGCGTAACTATCGTAACGGATTTGAAATCCTATTTGGAGAAAAAATATGGCACTTCCTAAGTGGACCGATGAGCGTACTGCTGAACTTACTTCCTTTGTTGGAAATGAGTCTCCAGTATCTCAAGAAACTGTAGCTGAAGCGGCAGATCGTCTGGAGACTTCTACTCGTTCTGTTTCTTCCAAGCTGCGAAAGATGGGCTTCGAAGTAGAGCTGGCATCTGCCCGCGCTTCTAAGTCTTTCTCAGAAGCTCAAGAGGCAACTCTTGTTTCTTTCCTCGAGAGCAACAGCGGCGAGTATACTTATGCTCAGATCGCAGATCATTTCGAGAACGGAGCTTTCTCTGCTAAGCAATTGCAGGGCAAAATCCTTTCTATGGAGCTGACAGATCATGTCAAGCCCGCTCCGAAGGTTGAGTCTGTAAAGACTTATTCAGCCGACGAAGAGGCTACCTTTATCAGCATGGTAAATGACGGCGCGTTCGTTGAGGCCATCGCTGAAGCTCTTGGCCGATCAGTAAACTCTGTTCGTGGTAAGGCTCTTAGCTTGCTTCGCTCTGGCGACATCAATGCTATTCCTCGCCAAGAGACTACCAAAGGCACTTCAAAAGCTGATCCTTTTGAAGACATCGCTGACGTTGCTTCTATGACTGTTGAGCAGATCGCAGAAGCCATCGGCAAAACTGCTCGTGGTGTTAAGACTATGCTGACTCGTCGTGGTTTGGTTGCCGCCGACTATGACGGTGCTGCAAAAGCTGCAAAAGCCGCTGAGTAAATCCTATTTATAGGTGGGCTGGCCTTCTTCGGAGGGCCAGCTTTTTCGTGTTCATTGGGGAGATATAATTGAACGTCGCTAGTGCGCTCATCAAGCAAGTTCTTTCGCTTCAGGATTTTGAAACCTGGAGCTATGTGCGTAAGCACTACTTGCCAAAAGAGTACCACACTATATTCTCCGTAATTGATAAGCACTGCGAAGCGTATCATAAACTCCCCTCTGTCGAGGAGTTAAAGTTATCCACTCGAGATACTTCTACTCTTGATAAGATATACGCGATTGAAACAATTGAGGTTGATACCGATCCTTATATACTATTACAGTATTTAAAGAACGAATTTACTCAACGTGAAATTCTAACTGAGTTGGATGATTACGTAGAAAACTCAATCTCTTTTGAAGATGCTGAAGAAAGCGTGCAGCATCTTCACGACATTATTCTTCGAGTAGAGGATAAAGTTGAACTTGAAGAGCCTCAAGAGAGTATGCAACGTATCTCTTTATTTGAGGATGAAGAAGAGCTTGGAAAGTACCTGCGTCTCGGTCTGAACACACAATACGATAATCAAATTCAATTCTCCCCGAAGGATTTGATTCTTGTAGGTGGTCGGCGAGGCGCAGGGAAATCCCTTACCTGTGCGAATATTGCAAACTCAGTATATCAAGATGGTAAATCTGCGTTATACTTTACAATCGAAATGGACTCCAGGTCGATTCTGCAACGACTTTGCTCTATCGCTACAGAAGTGCCGCAAGGGCGCTTACGGTCTAAAAATCTTAGTGTAACTGAGTGGGAACGAGTTGCTGAGTGGTGGGCCGGTCGATTTCAAAAAGGACAAGACCTCCTTGCAGAATATAAAGATCATCGTAAATTCGATGACTTTCACAAGAAACTTACTACTAGCTGTGAACTAAATCCCACTAAACAGCTAGACGTCATATACGATCCTTCCCTCACTTTGGGCAAGATTCGGACGGAAGTAGAAATGAAAGTAAAATCTTCAATGGATATTGGTGTAGTTATTGTAGATTATATCAATCAAGTTAAAAGGTCAAATGTTCCCAGTCGAAGCGGTCAATACGATTGGACTGAACAAATAGAAGTAAGTAAAGCTCTGAAGTCAATGGCACAAGAGTATAAAATACCTTTCTTTTCACCGTATCAAACTGATGCTACGGGCGAAGCAAGATTTGCAAAAGGTATCTTGGACGCAGCAGATGCAGCGTTCGCTCTAGAGCCTTGGCAGCACGAAGATGGTTGTGTAACCTTCAAGTGTGTAAAAATAAGAAATAATGAGCCTATAGATTTTACCTCCACTATGGATTGGCAAACTCTAAAGATGGGCCCTGAGAGCGCTTTAACTCCAGATCAACGAGAGGATGCCTCTCACAAAACTGGAGAAGAAATCCAGGACATATAAAAATATTTCTTGACACTCCCGTTGATTTGTAGTATAATATATGCTCAAGTCACGGGAGTTTTTTATTTATGGGAATGATTTATGGATCAATGGCTTATGATGTCTCAGGACGAAAGAAAAAAGGTTTGCGCAGAAAAAATGTATCTCGCAAGATTAGGGCTGTCAGTGTCAGTCCAAGAAATAATTACCGCAGGAGTGCCCCAGAGTATCCCTCGGTTCCCGACACAGTTGGAGTTGCCCCTAGAGTGGAACCGCCACGTTACACAGGAACCCTTGTTAAGGGTATCGGAACCATGCACAAATCAAATGCAATTCCAATCATAGATGAACAACAAATGAAAGATATTGCTAGGATGAGAAGATAATGCACGACGCACTCATGGAACATTGGAATACTAGAGATACTTGCCCCAACTGTGGCGAATATTTAATTGGTGATGGGTATACCAACGGCGATCCTGTAAGGTGCCCTAATGCTTTAGAAGAAGATTGGTGGTATAGTGAGCCAGATAGTGGGCCGTGGTACTGTATTTACTCTGATGGTTATGATGAACCAACAGAGTATGATGAATGGCAAAGTTATGATCCGGATTGTTGATGAACGTAGAAGATCTATTACTTGATAAAAAGATTCCTTACTATGCAAAGGGTAAGGATTACTTAGTACAATGTCTTAATCCTGAGCACGACGACAATAATCCTAGTATGAGAATAGACCAGATCACTGGTATATTTAATTGTTTTGCGTGTGGATTTAAAGGTAATCTTTTTAATTTCTACGGGGAAAAAGCGAATCAGCTACAGCTCCGCAGAGAAAACTTAAAGAAAAAAATACGACAAAAAATGTCGGAAGGTGCAGGGCTATCGTTTCCGAAAGGCTATATGCCATACGAAGGAAACTGGAGAGATATTAGTTCTGATACTTATAAAATTTTTCAAGCATTTACCCATCATGATAAAGATTATGTTGGGCGTCTTGTATTTCCTATACGAGATATTGGCGGTAGAGTAGTGTCATTTAATGGTAGGCATATGTCAGGAGGTACTCCAAAATATATGATTACTCCACGAGGCGTTAAATTACCTCTCTTTCCTACTGTATCGCCTATAAAAAATAGTATTATTCTAGTAGAAGGTATCTTTGATGCCGTAAATCTACATGATAAAGGACTGCGAAATGCAGTTTGTTGTTTTGGTACGAACAATATAAATGAAGACAAGTTGTCATTACTTAGCTTGCAAGGCGTTACGAATATTGATATATTCTTTGACGGCGACGAAGCTGGGCAAAAAGCAGCAGAAAATGTTAAAGATATGTGCGAGAAAGTTGATCTCACCTCTAGGAATGTATATCTAAAAGATACAGATCCTGGAGCACTTATCAAATCTCAAGTAGAAAAACTAAAGGAGAGATTGTATGGCTAACGTCGCCTTGATAGAGACGAAACCTTCAAGAACAAATTTTACTCGAGAGTTCGATGGAGCTTTCGAGTTTGATCAATACCAATTATGTTCAGATCCTAGCATTAAAAAGGTTCTGAAAAGAGATTGTGATATTGAAATTGATACAGATAAGTATGAGTGGGTTATACTGGTAGGTTCGGATGCTTTAAAGTATTTTACCAGAATTAACTCAGTAACAGAATACTCTGGTAAAAAGGTAGAAAAAAAGTTTTTACCAGTTATCAATCCTGCCATGCTTGCTTTTAAACCAGAAGCTCGTAGAACGTGGGAAGATTCAAAAGCCAGTATCATTGGTTACATTCGTGGAGAAATTGAAGACGCCGTAATTGATGATAGTGTTGCTTTTGGAATACAAGATACGGAGAAAGCAAATGAATTTATTCGTAGTGCCATCGACTACTCATGCGACTATGTTGCTCTCGACTCTGAGACTACTGGCCTCTATCCTAGAGACGGTCATATGCTGGGCATTAGTCTTTGTTATAATGGTACTAATGGGGCTTATATTGATACCGATTGCTTTGACGATACCACTGAAAAGCTACTACAAGAGTTATTCGATAAAAAGGCAGTAATCTTCCATAACGCTAAGTTTGACATGGCGTTTTTTGAGTATCACTTCAACTTTAAATTTCCAAAGTTCGAAGATACAATGTTGCTACACTACCTTATAGATGAGAATCCCGGGACTCACGGATTAAAACAGCTTGCTATGAAGTATACTCCTTATGGCGACTATGAAAAGCCAATGTATGACTGGATTGACCAGTATAGAAAAGAGCACGGAATTCTTAAAGGAGACTTTCAATGGGGTTGGATTCCTTTTGATGTAATGAAAACCTACGCGGCTATGGATGCTGTTGTAACTTTTATGGTTTATGAAAAATTTGTAAAGATCAAGCAGAATAAAAAACTCTGTTGGGTATATGATAATATCTTAATCCCAGGTACTAGATTTTTAACTGATGCACAGGATAATGGTGTGCCTTTTGATAAACAGCGGCTACAAATTGCTCAAAATATTATGCAAGAAGATATTGATGAAGCAATTAGTACTTTATATAAAGACGAAAGAGTACGAAAGTTTGAGCAACTACAAGGTAAAGAATTTAATCCGAACAGCACTTTACAACTTCGTAAGTTGATGTTCGACTTTTTAGGACTCAATCCAACAGGTAAAAAAACTGGTACAGGTGCGGATTCAACAGATGCCGAAGTATTAAAAGAGCTAGCAGTACAGTCTCCAGTTCCCCAACTAATTCTTGATATTCGTCAAAAGTCTAAAATCAAGAATACTTATTTAGATAAAATTATTCCGCAACTTGATCGTGATTCAAGATTGCGTACAGGGTTTAACCTGCATGGCACAACTAGTGGGCGACTCTCATCTAGTGGTAAGTTGAATATGCAACAGTTGCCTCGCGATAATCCTGCTGTTAAAGGATGTATTAAAGCCGCAGCGGGGTCAAAGATAGTTGCAATGGACTTAACTACTGCCGAAGTATACGTTGCCGCTAAACTGGCAGAAGATGAAGCACTCATGGATGTATTTCGTAGTGGAGGAAACTTTCATAGTACAATTGCACACACAGTTTTTAAACTACCTTGTGCAGTCGAAGAAGTAGCAGAACTGTATTCAGATCGTCGACAAGCTGCTAAAGCCGTAACTTTTGGTATTATGTATGGCGCAGGCCCTGCAAAGATTAGCGAACAAGTTACAAAAGATAGTGGAAAATATTTTTCCAAGAACGAAGCTGCCGAAGTAATTAATGATTATTTTCAGACTTTTCATAAGTTAAAGTCTTGGATCGAAACTAATCAAAAGTTTATCGAGCAAAATGGTTTCACATATAGTTACTTTGGCCGTAAAAGGAGATTACCAAATGTCGCATCAGAAGACAAAGGTATCAAGTCTCATAGCATTAGGTCTGGCCTTAATTTTTTGGTGCAGTCTGCTGCTTCTGATATTAACCTCTTAGGAGCTATTGATATGAATGCGTTTATTAAGAGTGAAAAAATGAAGTCTAAAATTTTCGCACTTGTGCACGACTCAATTCTTGCAGAGGTTCCAGAAGACGAAATTGATTTTTATTGTGAAAATCTAAAAAAGTTTATTCAACTCGATAGAGGAATATCAATACCTGGCGCTCCCGTAGGATGCGATTTTGAAATTGGTGATGATTATTCTATGGGTAAATTTGAAAAACAGTACCTGTGATTATAACTTATCGAGATATAGAAAAAATAATTTTTCCAGTGTTTAATTTACCGAATGGAAACTGGCAGCTCTTAGACGGGCTGCTTTTTCTTGACGATCTAATACTTGACGATAAAAATATGAGAGGAGATACTTTGGGTAAAAGACGGCTACAGACTCCTCATGAAAACTTATTTAATCTAAAAAAGTCTTTAGACAGTCATATTGGATTAATTAAATCCCGGGACAAACATTTTATTGATACAAAAGGCACTCCTTTCATATATGAAAAAACAAAGATGTGCCCTATCAAATACCACAGTATAAGAAATATAGAAAGAAAAGGAGTTGCTTCCTTGCTTTCTTTGAATGGTATAAAGAAAAATTTTATCATACCTCGTCCACCTCCAAGTGACTGCTCGTGGGCGGGAGTACTTTACATATATAATATGCCTTGGATGCTTTTTAGCTACTCTAGCGAAAAGTTAAAAGATAGTAGAAAAAAAGTATGAAAGCAGTAATTAGCAATCGAATATTATTAGAAGTAACGCCCGAGTATAAAGAACTTCTTAGTAAAGAATTAACTTATAAAGTGCCTGCTCCTAATCCAAAAGATCCTCCTCTTGTTATAAAAAATATGGCGAGAGTGAGGGAAAATTTAGTTAGCATACCTATTGGAAGAACGGATTTAATACCAGATGAATATGAAGTGGTGGACAAGAGGATTATGGTGCCTGTTGATTTTCCTAGCTTTAAGTATGTACTCCGTGAAAGTCAACAGTCCGTCTACGATGAACTTGATGACAATAGTATCATCAACGCGTGGGTGAGCTGGGGAAAAACTTTTACGGGGTTGGCAATAGCAGGAAAACTTGGGCAAAAAACATTAGTTATTACACATACGGTTCCTTTAAGGAATCAATGGGCAAAGGAGGTAGAAAAAGTCTATGGTATCACCCCAGGAATTATTGGTTCTGGTAGCTGGAATACCGATTCTTGTATTGTGGTTGGTAATACCCAAACACTCTACAGAAATATCGATCGAATTCGAAAAATGTTTGGAACAATTATCTTGGACGAGATGCATCACGTATCTTCTCCAACCTTTTCAAAAATCATCGACACAAATCACGCAAGGTACAAAATTGGACTCAGCGGAACGATCGAACGTAAAGACGGAAAACACGTAGTTTTTCGAGATTATTTTAGTCAAAAAGTATTTAAACCACCAAAAGAAAACTTTATGACCCCAAAAATAGATATTGTAAAATCTGAAATAAGATTTATGGATGGCGCAAGAATACCGTGGGCAAATAGAGTTACAAATCTAGCTACAAACGAAGAATACATACATACAGTTGCAATGTTAGCAGCTTTTTATGCTGCAAAAGGACACAAAGTTCTAGTAGTATCAGATCGTGTAAGTTTTTTAAAAAACTGTGCTATACTAGCAGGAGATAAAGCGATCTATGTTACAGGAGATGTTCCTCATGAAGAACGAGAAACATTATTAAATGAGGTAAATTATGGCAATAAAAACATTCTTTTCGGCACTCAAGCAATATTTAGTGAAGGCATCTCAGTCAATGCGCTCTCAGTCCTTATACTCGGTACACCGATTAACAATGAGCCCCTTCTTACCCAGCTTATCGGAAGAGTCATCCGAGAGCGAGAAGGAAAAAAGACCCCAGTAATAGTAGACATTCATCTCAAAGGGAACACTGCTCGAAAGCAGGCTTCTAATAGAATGGGGTACTATATGAAACAGGGTTGGCAAATCAATCAAGTCTAGAAAAATAGTTCTTGACATTTAAGTGATATTTTAGTATAATATGTTATTATTCGATTGGAAAAAGATTTACACTACAGCCGCAGGAGATCCTAGAGATATAGTTAGGATATTAAGAATGTTAGTAGAAAAAAGAATTCCAAAGAATAAATATGAAAAAGAATATTTTTATTCACAACTTAACTTCGATGGTACAAGTTTTTTAGTACATCCGGAAAGACTATTATACGATGGATATAAATTCACTTTTCGAGAAATGGCTGTATATACAGGCATTGCTGCTCTTAGGTCTCTTCCTGATTTCTATGCTACTAATAAAATAAGTTTAGATTTACTACATATACCTGAAGAAGCATTAATTCACGTTTACGAAAATAGGCTACTGGAAATAGAAGATAATGAAATTCATTTCTTGTATGAAGGAAGTCCCACAAAAAAGGAGATACATTAATGGCAATTACATTTAACAAAGCAAAGGGTGCAGCTCAAAAAAGTTCAATCAACACTTTTGTTCCACAGGACGGCGACAATAATGTTCGGCTTGTAGGCGACGTATTGGCTCGTTACGTTTACTGGATCGAAGGCGAAAATGGTAAGAACATTCCTTTGGAGTGTCTTTCATTTGATCGAGATGAAGAGCGTTTTAACAATAAGGAAAAAGACTGGGTTCGTGAGTACTATCCTGATCTGAAGTGTGGCTGGAGCTATGCTATGCAGTGCATTCATAACGGGGAGCTAAAAGTCTTCAATTTGAAGAAAAAGCTGTTCGAACAAATTATGACTGCAGCAGAAGATCTTGGAGATCCTACTGATGTACAAACTGGTTGGGATGTAAAGTTTAAGCGAGTTAAAACTGGCCCTCTGCCCTATAATGTAGAGTACCAAGTACAGGTACTCAAGTGTAAGTCACGAGCTCTTGATGAAGATGAGCTCGCACTCATTGCCGACCTGAAGTCAATGGATGATGTTATGCCTCGTCCGACTCCAGACGCGCAAAAAGAGCTGCTCGATAGAGTACGCGAAGGTGTTAGCAACGATGCTAATGTAGACGAAGAAGCACTAGAGAAAGAGTTTGACGTTGCATGATTCTTTTTACAGCCGACTGGCACATAAAACTGGGACAAAAAAATGTCCCAGTTTCTTGGGCTTTAAACCGTTACAAACTATTTTTTGAGCAAGTTCATAGCTTAGAAAAGATGTGCAATATGCACATTATAGGAGGCGATCTCTTTGATCGCCTTCCTAATATGGAAGAGTTAGAACTTTATTTTTCTTTCATACGAGATGTTACTATTCCTACGATTATCTATGACGGTAATCATGAAGCTACTAAAAAACATAAAACCTTTTTCACTCAACTGAAACAGGTAAGTAGAGATATTAATCCTTTAGTACAAATAGTAGATATCTCATATGTAGATAAAGATATTGGGTTCAATATACTTCCTTATACAGAATTGCATAGAAAAGAAAGTATTGAAAAATTTGATACACGATTTCCATTATTTACTCATGTTCGTGGAGAAATTCCTCCCCATGTCAAGCCAGAGGTGGACTTAGGCAGGTTCGAGGATTTTCCTATTGTATTTGCTGGAGACTTACACGCACACAGCAATACTCAGAGAAATATTGTGTATCCTGGCAGTCCTATGACTACTTCCTTTCACAGAACTTCTGTAACTACCGGCTATCTCTTAATAAATCCAAACGACTGGTCTTGGATGTGGGAACCTTTTGACCTTCCACAATTGATAAGGAAGACGGTAAAAAGCACAGAAGAAATGTTAGCTACAGACTACGATCATACAATATATGAAATAGAAGGCGACATACAAGAGTTGGCAGAAATAAAAAACTCAGAACTATTAGACAAAAAAGTAGTTAAGAGAAATAGTGAGGCCGCTCTCCTTCTAGATAAAGAAATGACAGTCCAAGAAGAGCTAACAGAATACTTGCAATTTGTACTCGAGATAGAAGAAGCACGGATACCAGATATTATAGGAACTTTTAATGATTACGCTTCAAAAGTTGCAATGGAATAACTGCTTTAGCTACGGAGAAGGCAATGAAATAATGCTAGATGAAAGGACTTTGACCCAAATACTAGGAACAAATGGTATGGGTAAAAGTTCTATTCCTTTAATTATAGAGGAGGCATTATATAATAAGAACTCCAAGGGAATTAAAAAAGCAGACATACCAAATAGGTATGTAAATAATGGTTATGATATAGTTCTTGATTTTACTCGTGATACCGATGAATACAGAATAACTGTAAATCGTAAAACAAATGTAAAAGTAAAATTTGAAAAGAATGGAGAAGATATATCTAGTCATACCGCTACAAATACTTATAAATCTATACAAGAAGTTATAGGTATAGATTTTAAAACTTTCTCACAACTTGTATATCAAAATACAAACGCAAGCCTACAATTCTTAACAGCCACAGACACTAATAGAAAAAAGTTTTTAATCGAGCTTTTATCTTTAGAAAAGTATGTAGAACTTTTTGAGTTGTTTAAGGCAGCCGCCAGAGATATATCTTTGGAAGTTAGTGCACTTGATAGTCAGGTAAGTACGATAGAAAAATGGTTGGCAGATAACAAATTGACCGATACGAAGGTACTGCCGATGTTAAATTTAGAAATTGACACGGAAGAAGAAGAGAAAGAATTCCGATTTTTAACAAAAGAAATTGAAAATATTTCCGAAAAAAATAAAAAAATTTCTAAAAATAATTCTTATAAAGACTTACTTAGACAAATTGATATTGACGAAGCTAGAAACTGTGTAATTACTAAGAAAGAATCTTATGATGATTTACAGTCAGAGTTAGGAAGTCTCAACGGGGTCGCAGCGGGGGCAAGAAAACTTTTAGAGAAGTTAGAAAAACTGGGAGATCATTGCCCTACTTGCGAACAAGAAGTAGACCCTGATTTTAAACAAAGCCTTCTTGACAGCGAAGCACTAAAAATTGCAGAAGCAAGGTGGAAACAGGATGAAATTGAAACAAGAATATCAGAAATTAAACGAAACAATCGAGACTACGACAATGCTCAAAAAATTCAAAGAGATTGGGAAGATATGTATCGAAGTATTGATAGAAGTCTACCAGTGGCCCTCTTGGATAAAAACGAGCTGGAAGAGCGCTTGGCTCGAGTACGAGATGACTTGGACAGAAGAAAAAGTGAAGTGGCAAGAATCGCGAAAGAAAATGAACAGCGAACAAAACACAACACAAGAATCCAAGTAATACAAGAACAAACAGATGAATTTTGCTCTCAGCTAGAAAAAGCGAATGAAAAGTTAAAGAGTATAGGAGAGCTTTCATCGAATTTAGAAGTACTAAAAAAATCTTTTAGTACAAATGGTTTGATTGCATACAAGATCGAAAATCTTGTGAAAGAGTTGGAAGAACTCGCAAACCACTATTTAGCAGAACTTTCAGACGGTAGATTTACACTTGAGTTTGTAGTAACAAATGACAAGTTAAATGTACAAGTCACTGACAATGGAAATGTTGTAGATATTCTTGCACTTTCGAGCGGAGAACTAGCCCGGGTTAATACAGCCACTCTAGTTGCTATTCGAAAGTTGATGAGTAGTATTTCCAAATCCAGGATAAATGTACTATTTCTGGACGAGGTTATCAACGTTCTTGACGAAACAGGTCGAGAAAAAATAGTAGAAGTTCTTCTTCAAGAAGATCTAAATACTTATATTGTTAGTCACGGGTGGAGTCACCCACTGCTTGAAAAAATAGAGGTTATTAAGTGCGACAACGTCAGCAAACTAGAGTATTAAATAGATTAGCTTCCAGTAGGAGGCAATGGATAGCACAGGAAAAAGAAAATGAAAATGAGAGAGAAGATAGTGGAAGCGCTGAAAGCGAAATACTTCGGGCAGATGAAAGAGGCGGAGGCAAATATAGAGATATATCTGGAAAGCCCAGTTGGTATTGGAGAGCACCCAGAAATAATAGACGCCATTGATACTCAAGTAGCAAAAATTGCGGAAGCCAAAGAAAAGTTTCAAGTGTTAGAAGAGTTTTACGATGGTAGACAGTAGGGCTAAAGGAGCACGAGGAGAGTATCTTGTTCGAGATATGCTTCGTGAATACACAAATCTTCAATTTGAAAGAGTGCCTAATTCCGGCGCTCTCGAATATTTAAAAGGAGATTTGTATATTCCTCATACAAAAAATAAATACTGTATAGAAGTAAAAAATTATGCAGACTCTCCTCTTACTGACAGAATGTTTACAGCACCTAAAACGAATAATTTAATTCGTTGGTGGAATAAATTAAAGATACAAGCAGAGCAAGGGAACCAAGAGCCTTTGTTATTTTTTAAATATAATCGTTCTCCAGTATTTGTAGTTACAGATACTCCGCCTGAAAGTACTCAAGAATATATGTTTATATGTTTTTTACAATGTTTTGTACTTTTGGCAGAAGAGTGGTTAGATAAAGAAAAACCGGAGTTTTAAATGGCATTTAGTTTTGAAGATAAACTAGCCGAAGATTTATCCCCCTGTACTCTAGTTGTTGATGCTTTGAACCTGGCTTTTCGATGGAAGCATCAAGGAAGAACAGATTTTAGATATGAATTTGAAAGTACAGTTCAAAGTTTAGCAAGATCATATTCAGCAGAACGAATAATAATTGCTGCAGATTGGGGAGCATCTTCATACCGTAAAATAATTAGTGAGGATTATAAACAGAATAGAAAAGAAAAATTTGCAGAACAAACCGAAGAAGAACGAATAGCTTTTGAAGAATTTTTTGAAGAGTTTGAAGCAAGTCTCGAAGTTATGAATGAGAGCGGGTATACCGTTCTTCGATATAAAGGTGTAGAAGCAGATGATATTGCAGGACACCTTGTAAAATATAAAGACAAATATGGGCTAGGAAATATATGGCTGATATCTAGTGACCGAGACTGGGACTTATTAATACAAGAAGGTGTAAGTAGATTTTCTTATGTGACGAGGAAGGAAGTCACGCTAGAAAACTGGAATGAACACTATGATTGTACTCCTGAAGAATATATATCGGTTAAGTGCCTTATGGGAGACAAAGGAGATAATGTAGCAGGGTTTCCTGGGGTAGGGCCGAAACGCGCAGTAAGTCTTGTAAAAGAATATGGAAGTGCATACGATATTTATGAAGCTATACCAATAAACAGTAAATACAAATTTATACAAGGATTGAACGAAAATCCAGATCAAATCCTTAAAAATTATGAACTAATGGATCTTCTTACATACTGTGATGATGCACTAGGCGTAACTAATTTTAAGGATATTCGAGGGAGAATGCTAAATGAGTTTTAATGTGGTTGTCGATTATGCACGAGATGCGTACCTATCAGAGTTCAGTAAGAAAACTCTGCAGGATCGTTATCTAATTGATGGAGAAATATCTCCTCAAGATGCGTTTGCGCGAGCAGCAAAAGCTTTCGCAAATGACGAAGCTCATGCACAACGACTGTATGACTATGCTAGTAAGCTTTGGTTTATGTTTAGTACTCCCGTACTTTCTAATGGTGGAACTACTAGAGGATTGCCAATTAGTTGTTTTTTGAACTACGTGGACGACAGTCGAGAAGGCATAACAAATCACTATACTGAAAACGCTTTCCTTAGTAGCGTAGGTGGCGGTGTAGGAGGATGCTGGAACGGGGTTCGGAGTGTAGGCTCAAAAACGAGCAATGGCTCCGAAAGCACCGGAGTTATTCCATTTATGAAAGTTGTCGACGCAGAAATGTTGGCATTTAGCCAAGGCGTTACTCGACGAGGTAGCTATGCAGCGTACCTTGATATGTCGCATCCTGAAATAGAGGAGTTTTTAGATGTTCGTAAGCCTACTGGAGGCGATATTAACCGTAAGTCTACTAATCTACATCATGGAGTGGTTATTCCAGATAAGTTTATGGCCCTTATAGAAGGAGCTACACGAGAGGAAGGATTTGATGATAGTTGGAATCTTCGCGATCCTCATACTGGTAGAATTGTAAAAACAGTATCTGCTAAAACACTTTGGGTAAAGTTAATTCAAAATCG